ATTAAGCGGAAAAAATTATCTTTAGAAAATATTTACAATTTGTAAATGGATGATTATAATATTTCAGCAATATCTGAAGCAAAAAATGAATATTCAGCTCGTTTGGTAAATATTATTACACCATTGGTGATAGAAGGAATTAAATCAATCTTTAAAGAAGCATTGGAACTCTGTATTGTTAATGAGGAAAGAGAAAAATATTTAATGACATTTCAAAACTTTTTGACAAGAGTACCAAAATGGAATCAAAATATCATTGATTCTGAAACGAAAAGAATAATCGATAAGAGTAAGTGCACATATTTAGAAGATTTAATCGCATGTGTTCATATTTCACAATTGAAAATTCTTACTAGCATTAGAGTTTCAAATAAACAAAAAAAAGTTGAAATTGACATACCAAAAATAAATGATTTTATTCATAATACGTATATCATATTTGCTAGAAAACTATACTCCAATATTTATTTATTTGAGACAACAATACCCGCTTTGCAAATTCAGAAAAATAATAGAGAATGCGAATTGATTTGTAAAGAATGTATTTTAAACGTAATACGTGAGAATATACCTGTTGACAAAATTTTAAGAGCATACATAGATGAAACAACAGAAGAAGAAGTCATTATTGAGACAACATTGGAAGAAAAACCTATAGAAACACCTGTGGAAACACCTGCGGAAATCCCAATTATAATTGAAGAACCTAAAATTGTAAAAGAAGGTTTAACAATGCCATTGGTTTCAAGTAATAATGTTACAGATATAGTAAAAGTTGAAAGCACTAATATTAAAAAAGTTATGCCGCCGCCATTAATGTTAACTAAAAACGTCGTTCCGCCCCCCTTACCCAACATAATTACATCGCCATCACCTAAAAAAAGTAGATTAATGTTTTCAGATAATGATCAAATAAAAGAATACAATACATCATCCTCTCCTAGAGCAACTAGTTCTACGCCAGTAACAACAATTATTGCACCAAAAACAATTAAAAGATTGGAAGAAATTAGTACGGAAAGAAATATTCAACGAAAGATAGAGGAACAAGAAGATGAAGACGATGATGGTGATAAAATCACTATCTTTGGAAATACACAACCATTGAAGTTAGATGTTTTAGACATACAAAGTTTACCTTCTTTGTCCTCAAAATCTTTAACACCGGAAATTAAACTAAATACAGATACATTAAAGATTGAAACATTGATTTAATGCGGTTAAATGCAAATAACTTTTTTGAAATAAATATAAATGAGTAATTCTATATTTATTTCAGCTTTAGTTATATCAATTGTTTATATCATATTTAAATTTTTAGAAATGCGATTAATTTTAAAAGAAACAAAACCTTTAAAATTTATGTTGAGAGATAGTATCATCGTTTATTTTAGCGTGTTGATAGGAAATTTTGTAATGGGTCAAATGGAACCATTAAAAAATATGTCGAAACAAGTTTCAGTTTTCACAGACAATCCTACATTTTAGTTTATGTAACTAGGTAATAAATCAACATTTAGTATATTTTTTTTCTTATTTATCTTTTTTTTAGAAGTTATAAACTTCTTAAATAAAGAATTTTTAATTTGTGAATGCGGTGTTAAGTTATGCACTGATCTAGCAATCATCTTATACAATTTAAATTCAGGATATCTCTCATCTCCATTGGTTTTATACAAAATATTTCTACCTTTATCATCTTTGCACCATTGGTCAATTAATTTTGTAATCTCATCATATTTGGATTTATTTTCTGTTGAATCGTCTATAAAATAATCAAATAAAGAACATCCTAACCTGCATAAATCAAAACTTTTATTTGGTTCTAGACGAGGTTTTTTGTTATTTAAAAACGGCTCGCAGTTGTATTGTGTCGCAGCGTCTCCATTTTTATGAAAACTATCACTACATATGCGTTTTCCTTTGAATTTATATATAGCGCGTCCAAAATCTATAATTTTCCAAATTTTCCCATATGTTGGTATTTTATAGTGTATATTATCATATTTATAATATAAATATTGCTTTTCGGTTTTCATATACATAATATTATTTGTATGCAAATCATTATGGGTGAAGTCAAACATATCTTGGTATATAATTAAAGAAACAATTATCTGAAATAAACATGATTTCCATTGGTCATTTGATAAACCCTTTTCGTTTTCTAAACACGAATCAAGTGTGCCATCTAATGATTCTAACGCTATTATTTGAATTGGAAAATTAAATAATTTCGCTTCTACCAATTCTTCTTCCTCATCCCCCTCATCCTCATCCTCCTCATCCCCCTCATCCTCCTCCGCATCACTTTCATCACTTTCAAAATCGGAATTTTCATGAGATGTATGGGAAGAGTTAGACGAACATTCTGACGAATCTGATTTTAAAGATCTAGTTTCAGCCGTAGCCTTTGTGTTATATTCAAAAACAATATCAGCCGATGAATTATTCTTACTTGGTGAAACGCAAATTTCTTTAAATAATCCATCAAATTCTTCCATCTTAATCTCATCTAAATTAAGAATTATTTTTTCATTTTTATTTATTTGAAGTTTTTTTATATTACTTCTAGTTGAATTATTATACATGAAATTTTCAACATTTTCTATTTTAAATAGTTTATTGCATTCTTCGATAAAAAAATTACTATCTGTTAAATAATCTAAATCATCAAATATATTTACAGAAAAAATCTTTTTTATACATAAAAAAGATCCGTAAAAATCTATAGCATTATAAAAATTATGTTTATGCAATACTTTACTTGATAAATATGAGAAAAATGAATCGACATAAGCAGTATTATTAATATGTAGAACTTTTTTATGACAAACATTATTATCTAATTGCGGTAAAGCACTTAGTATATCTGGTTCTAATTTTTGGTATTTTCCTACCATAAATTTTATAGGATCCAATAAAGGTGAAAATTTAAAAAAACTTTTTTTAATATATATATTTTCACCATCATTAATTTTGCAATCATATTTATTTTTTTCAGTTGATTTTTCTATTGATTCTAAATGAAACTTATGATTTAGATTTATTTTGTTGTAATTGTGCGACGACAAAGAAAAGAAATTTTGATATATAGGAATATAGTTTTGAACATTAATTATATCATTGTTTTCTAAAGTTTCAAATAAAATGCTATTATCTTGTTTTATATAATTCATACCCAACATTACGATTTAATTATATTTATTTCTATTTATTTAAACTTATAATTCGTTAATTACTTTAGTTAAATGTGCGTAGATTAGTTTTAATTTTAATATTGTTTATTTTCATTATGAATCTGGAATTAAAAAAATTTGATATGAAAAATATTATTTTTGATTCAAAAAAGGCTTCTGGTCCAGTAATCGTTTTGATTGGAAGGAGAGATACAGGTAAGAGTTTTTTAGTTAGAGATTTACTATTTTATCATCAAGATATTCCCATCGGAACAGTTATTTCTGGAACAGAAGCGGGGAATGGGTTTTATGGTAGACTTGTACCTAAGTTATTCATTCACGACGAGTATAATACTGTTATTATCGAAAAAATTTTAAAAAGACAAAAAATCGTTATCAAAGAAATTAAAAAGGAAACAGAGGCATATGGGAATTCAAGCATTGATGCAAGAACTTTTGTTATATTGGATGATTGTCTTTATGATAATAGTTGGGCAAGAGAGAAATTAATGCGTTTATTATTTATGAATGGTAGACATTGGAAAATTATGCTTATTATTACAATGCAATATCCACTTGGTGTCCCACCAAATCTTAGAACAAATATTGATTATACCTTTATATTAAGAGAGCCTTATTTAACTAATAGAAAGCGTATTTATGAAAATTTTGCAGGTATGTTTCCAACGTTTGAATCATTTTGCCAAGTTATGGACCAATGTACTGAAAATTATGAATGCCTGGTTGTTTCCAATAATGCAAAATCAAATAAATTGGAAGATCAAATTTTTTGGTATAAAGCTGAAGCTCATGGTGATTTTAAATTAGGTTCTAAAGAATTTTGGGATTTGTCAAAAGATATTGGTTCAGACGATGAAGAAGAATCATATGATCCCAAAGCATCCAGAAAAGGTCCTCGTATTAATGTTAAAAAAAATAGATGGTAAAATATAATTTAAATTATTTAATAAATTATATTTATTTAATGTTTTCTAGATTTTCTTTTCTTGCGTTTATGGTTGCGTTTTGTACTACGACGTTTTCTTGATTTTCTGGCTTTTCTTTTGGTTTTCTTTCTTCCTCCTCTCTTTTTGCGACGTCTTCTTCGGGTAGGTTTGTTCCCACCACCTAGATTATGCGGGTTGTTGCCTGGGAACATTCCCCACCTGTCAAGTATCCCATTGATCATTCCATAGATGGCATCATATCCGTACAAGCCCATTCCCCCAGCTACCAGTCTGAAATAGGAAACATATCCCAGAAGCCGTTCTAATGCGCGATCTCCGGAGCCTTCAAGGCTTGCCCATTCAGTACTACAATCCTGACCGCCTATTCCTTGTTGCCCCTCAGGCGGTGGACCATCTAACCATGTTTCAAATCCTCTTCTGGTAAAATGTCTTGTCAACCCTGTTATTGGCTCACCACATCCTTCGACACGCGCCCCACTTCGTGCCGCAACTTGGCCTGCTATTACATCAAAACCAAAGAAGTACAGAAGAAGAAGAAAAGTATATCCTGTTCCAAAAACACCTGCAAGAATTGTTAGACAAGTTAAACTTCGTACTATGAATGCCGATGCTCCACCTCTTTGCTTTTTTCCTCCTCCTGCTTTTGCTTCAGCAAACTTTCCTTCAAACTTTTCACCCTTAATGGCATTAAAAAAGTTCGCCATATGTCGTTGTGCTTCTTGTTGTTTCATACCATCCTGTGCTGCCGATTCCAATATTCTAGCATATAGATCTTGTTTTTTTTCAACGAAGTCTTTTTCGTAGTTAGTCGATCTGGATAAGGCACTCTTCGATTCGTCCAAAATAGTGTTGATCAACGCGAGGTGCTTCTGTACAGGGATCCGCTTTCTTCCGGCCAGAAACTTTTTGTACATTTTTAATGCCATGGGCGGCTGTTTGGAGGATCTGACGTGTGACGAGTGCGCGTGTTGTGGTTTCGTTGTTTGTCTTTCCATTTGCGGCGCTGATTCTACTTTTAACATTATATAATAACACCAGAAAAAAAGATAAAATATTCAATAATTTTATCTTTTCTAAATAATCACACTTATTTTTTTTCACTAATTTCAACTTTCATATTTTCAGTATTTTTTTCCGCAAGTTTTTTGGCTTTTTCAGTGGCACGCGTTCTGATATCTTCACCTTCGAATAATTCCTTTCTAATATCCGCACTTGATGCATTTTCAGGTAAAGCAGTTTCCAGAGTATTTATTCCCACACCTATTAAATTCCCTTCGGCATCAATATTTTGTGTTAATTTATTACCAGATTGTTTTGCCAACTTAACATTTTCTTGGATTGCATTGGTTTTAGCTTCTCTTACACGTTTAGAGAATTGTTGGTTTGCTTTTTCCTCGTTGTTTTTCTTTTCTTGCATCAGTTGATTTAACTCTTCTTCTAAATATTCAACGCGACCTGTCCGGTAAGCTTCTGGATTTACTGGGACCCAAACCCCAACCGGGCATATACCAATATCGTGATTTGGATCGGCTTCTCTCAATAATTTAGCTCTAAGTTCTGCTTCTTGTTGTGTAGGGAAACATCCGCGGATTTTGACACCACTTGTATTAGTTTGAAAATCAACATCTACATTAAATTTCTTTTCCAAATCTTCTTCTTTTGCATCCAAAAAATTCTTCCAGTCATCATGAATGGTTGAATAAGTCAAAGTATCTTTTTCACTTTTCGAATATTCCTCAAAATCCTCCATGATTTTATCAAAATCCATATTATATTTAAATGAAATAAAATTCAAAAATTGGGTAAATTTTTTAACAGATTTAGTAAAATCCCAGTGTTTTAGGAATTCATTGAAATAAAACAAATTTTTCTGTTTTAATAAATTTTCTGGACTAACAAAAGAAACACATGCGAATTTTTGCCCAGCAAGAGGTCGATCTTCGTCTAATAAATCAATGTATTTAGGATTTTCATCACCATTGGGCAAATTTTTTCTTTCGAAACCTTTTTTTAACATTATATAGATAATTAA